AATCTGATATCATCTATTTCATGAAGATTATGTTGAACAATGCGGTCGACAATATCTGCCGGTGATAAAAATTCATCTCCGCACTTAAGAAGAGGTAGACCAGCAGAACCATGCCCAGATAGATAAATTTTGTTGTATTTTCCTGGTGTTAAATCATCTGGCAGGATGGTTTTTATCTCTGTCGCTGCAATACTTATAGCTGCAGCAGCAACAACATCGCTATTACTTGATTGTAGATGGCTTTTATTTGCTCCAGGATATGTAAACTCCATTTTCCTTTTATCAAAATCTTGTTTGTAGCATCATTCAGGAATAATAAATCATACGGTTTTTTCCCCGTTGTGACTCTTGAAACATTTTGGCCAAGAATATTAAGAGTATAGTCATTAACGGATTTCATTCCTAAAAAAACAAGTAATCCTTCTTTCTCTTGCGCTTTTTCGATTGTTCTCCCTGCTAATTATTGGGATGGATTGAGATTGTTTTGTCGGAACTGATACGCTGGCGCTAATATAAAGACGGCGCAATGGCCGCCACAGGTTCTTTCTGCTCATCCGGCGTTATTTCTACAGGTAATAATTCAACGCCAGTGTCAGAAGAGGTTGTTACCGGAAGACGCCGCGAAACACGCCCTTCGTTCTGCCAGAGCCTGAGCCATTTGAAAATAACATTATCATTGACGCCATTTTCTCGTGCAATCTGTGCAACACAAGCTCCAGGTTGTGATGCCAGTTCAACCATACGAAGTTTGAATTCATTCGAATACTTTTTACGAGGTTCTTTTCGCCAGTCCTGTAATTCCATACTTAGATGTCCGTCTGTGTCAGATGGGCGTCTAAGTTACCAATTCTTGTCTAATGGCTACATACGGCGATCGGTTTACGCTTACGGACAAAAAATCACCTTGCGCTAATGCTCTGTCTCAGGTCACTAATCACCTCTAACTCATTGATTAATAGTGGTGCGAAAGATTGGTGAGATATCGTTGCGTAACACTTCCTGGCAGAAGGGACAGGGCAGACTCATGATTTGTAATTATTGTTGGAAAGTGTAATTTGTAGGAATGATCTCACAGTTAGCGGCGAGTCAGCACCTGGCCGATAAGGTTGAGTTCCTATGTGGGCTTGTTAACAAACATCACCATGACATGACAACAAAAACCGGAGCCAGACTCCGGTTTTTGTGAAGCTGTCGGCTATTTCATTCCGCCAATATTTTCCCACCTCCCGTCAGCACGCAGGATTTGCAGCGGTCTTACCACGCACTGTATCTGCTTTTTATCCGCATCCAGTATCACCACCTGCGTGATTACCCTGTCCTGCTCCGGGATAATGCCATTCTCATCGGACTCCAGAATGTCTGCCGGTCCCAGTCGCAGCTGTGCTGTAAGTAACTCCCCGTTTTCACGGTCATCATGCTTTCCGCAACCGCACAGACGCTGCATAAGTTTTTTTAGTACGTTCATGTCATTCTCCTGTTCTGCCTGTATCACTGCCCACTTCATCCAGCCCCTTGACATCCTGCCACGGCCCGTCACCAAACCTGACCTGCAAATGCTGAAAAAAACCCTGAACCCGTGTGGCATCTTTGGGGTCAAGAAAGGTCAGTCCGGTGATGAGTGCGCCATCTGTATCCGGGAACCAGCCATGGCTGTTTGTCTCAATAATGTTTCCCGGCCCCAGACGAAAACGGATTTGTGTCTCCCCCGGGTCGCCCTTCGGTCCCTGAGGTCCGGTTGCCCCCACCGGGCCAGCCGCACCTGTTTCTCCTTTCGGTCCCTGTGGGCCTGCCGGGCCTGCCGCACCGGTATCTCCCTTTGGACCCTGTGGACCTGCATTTCCCGTCAGACCGGTCTCTCCCCGCTCTCCCCTGTCACCTTTCGGCCCCTGCGGGCCTGCCGGACCAGCATCACCTGCCGGTCCCCGTTCGCCGGTTGCCCCGACAGGGCCGGTGTCACCGCGCTCTCCCTTATCACCCTTCGGCCCCTGAGGACCCGCGGGCCCCTGTTCCCCCTTTGGCCCGGGAGGTCCCACCACGGTGGGGATTCGGTTTACGGCCTCTTCCGCCGCTATCCTGCTTTGTTCCGCTGACTGTGCGCTTTCTGCTGACTCCCGGGCTTTTTCTGTTGCGGTCGTTGCATCCCTGGCTGCATTACCGGCTGCACTTTCTGCCGTCTTTTTTGACAACTCAGCATCTGCTGCACTTTGTAATGACTCACTGGCTTTTTGAGCGGCCGCAGAGGCCGAGGACGAGGACGCCTCCTCTGACTGCTTTGCAGCGGCTGCACTTTCTGCCGCCTGCCGGGCTGACTCCGATGCATCCCCTGCTGAAGTGTCAGCATTTGCCGCGCTCTCTTCTGCCTGACCGGCTGATATGCCGGCATTCCTCGCTGACGTCTCCGCCTCTCCGGCATTCTTCTTCGCCTCCCCGGCGTGACGCGCTGCCTCTTCCACCATTTGTTCAAAGCGACGCAGTGCCTCCGGCCGGACGTCATCCTCCGTCATGGCACCGAGAAAATCATTCAGCGTCCCCGGTTGAGAATCTTCATACACGGTGATGGTCCCGGCATGTGACGGCGGGAATCCTTCCACCAACAGAATGACGCTGTACTGACCGTACTCAACGTCCATGCTGTAACGACCGGCTTCATCCGGATTTTCAGAGGCCACCGTGTTCACCACCACCGTGCTGCTGGTCCGTCTGGCTTTCAGTTGAATGGTGCAGTTCTGTATTGGTTTTCCCGCACCATCTTTCAGCACGCCTGATATTTGTACTGCTGCCATACCCTCTCCACAAAAAAGCCCGCCTGAACCGGCGGGCTGTCATAACGCTGTGTTACTAATCAGAATTTATAACCGACACCCACGATGAAACCGTCAGTGCGCCAGTCACCACTGCCGGAACCTTCATAAGCGACATCAATGGCCACGGATTCGGTCGGGTTAAACTGCACGCCAGCTCCCCACGCCAGAGACGTGTTGCTGTGGCGACCGTCATCACTTCCGGTCAGCACGTCGTGCCTTTTCCCCTTGCTGTCAGTTACGCAGAGATAATCCCCGGAAAAAGTCGACACACGGCTGTAAGCCACACCCGCCATCGCATACGCGCTGAACCATTCATTCACGCGTACAGACGGCCCCGCCATCACGCTGAACCAGCGGTTACGCACGGAATCTTCATGCCAGCGGGTATCGCTGTAACGGGTAATCTGGCGATTCTTGTCTCCTGCATAGCTGAATGACGTCACCATCCCCAGTGTGTCCGTAAACTCATAACGGTATTTCACGTTAATCCCGTTCAGATCATCGCTGCCGGGAACGTTCGTCGAGGCATGAAGATACCCCGCGCTCAGCGTGGACTGATGTTCAGATGCCCATGCAGGCGCACCGGATACGGCCAGACAAATGGCTGCGGACAAAATGGCGGCATAAAGTTTACGCATAATTACCTCTCGCTTTTCTGCAATAAAAAAGGCGTCATTTCTGACGCCCGTTCTGGGTTATAAAATTCAGCTGATACTGATACCTGCTGTGGATTTTTTCATCACCACAACCAGCAGATCGCTGATACTGGTTGTTGGTGTCCAGTTATTCGCTCCTGATGAAGATACGGTGAATGTCAGTGTCAGCGTCCCCTGTCCGGCAGGCATATCTATAACTGAGGAAAATACGCCCTGAGCATCCGTCGTGGACTGATTAAAAATCTCCTGACCATTGCGGGTCACTCTTAACCGGCAGGTTGAATACCAGTATGACTGTTGGTTATTACTGTTGAAATTCTCATGCTTACCACCGCGGAATAACACTGGCGGTATCATGACCTGCCGGTCAAACTTCTGATCATCACTGATTCTTACCGTGATGGTGCCACTGGCATAAGTGCTCGTGCGGGGGAAAGACTTGCTGACCGTTTTGACAATATCGCCTTCAATCTGGTTGGCTGACAGTTTCCCCTTAATCTGACAGTTCTCATTAATCGTGACGTTGTTGAGCGTCCCTGAGTTCGCATTCACACTGCCACTGATATCCGCATTTTTCGCCGTCAGTCGCCCGTCCGGCGTCAGGGAAAATGCCGGAGGATTGCCGGATGACGTGATACTCACCGCAAACAGCCGCTTCAGGAACACATCGTTCATGAACAACTGATTCCCCTGCGCCACAAATAACGGCGTGCTGTTGCCGTTCTCCGGATTTATCATCGCGATACGGTCAGCCAGCAGCAGTATGTTGCTCAGTGGCTGGCCATCAGTATCCTCAATCCCTGCACCAATCCCGGCCACATAGGGAATGCCGTCTTTCGTTTTTTGAACCTTCAGCATGTACAGCGCAGCCAGGTCATCATTTGTGTCCTTCTGCACGCGCTGTATCTGCTGAATGGTGGCGCTCTGGTCTTCCAGCGTTTTACTGACCGTCTGTGTGATTTCATTGCGGGTTTCGGTGATGGAGGTCTTCATCTCCGCCATCTCATCCGCAAGCTGGCTGTTATCTATCAGCTCCCACAGCCCCTGAGCCAGATGCAGTTTTCCTATTTTTTCCCGAAACAGCCCCAGATACCCTTCTGCATCATTGCTGGCCCGGCCACTGGCTTCCACAAAAGCAGATTTCCCCACCAGGTTGACGCTGCGCACGTAAAACCAGAAATCCTTCCCGGGCTTAATGTGCGGGCCGGATACACTCCACTGACTGCCGGTCCCCAGATAACGGGCAGAGGTTTCCACCTGAGATGTGTCTGCGATTTTTGCCTCCGAAAACCAGAACTCAAACTGTACCGTCGGGTCATACACCGCAAGACGCGGGACCGCCGTTATCTGAAAATACCCCGGCGTCAGTTCAATGGTGGCGGGTTTTGCTGGCGCGTTAATCCGGAAGGTGGTGGTGGCCGGTTCGCCCTGCTGGCCATAACTGTTAATTGCCCTGACTGTCAGGGTGTATTCCCCGGGCGGCAGACCACTGAAACGATGCTCTGTATCCGCAGTGATGGCGGTGGTCACCAGACGGCTGTCTTCTCCGCTTCCGCTGGTCAGGCGCAGACTGAAGCGCACACCCTTCACCACCCGCGGCGTGTCCCATTTCGCCTGTGCCAGATACTGACCGTCAGCCG